CAATCGACATCATGGGATTGCCGGGAATAAATCCACCGGCAAAACCTCCGAGCACTGCACCGGCGCCGCCACCAAATAGCAATGGAAACGCACCGCCGATAAGAGCGTTTTGGAAACCAGCGCCTCCTGCGGAAGGTTTGTTAGCTGAAACACCACTTGTATCTTTTGGTGCTGCTGCACCGGCTGTAGCGGCTTTTCTTGCATCGGCTACAGCTTTTGTAAGGCGTAATTCGTTACGTAAATTGTTTAGTACATTGTCAAGCGCATCTAAATACTGCTTTGTAACGTTTGCTCCATTTTCTCGGATATTTTGAATTGTGTTCTGTACAACGGCTATTTGCTGTTCTGTCTGTAAACCTTTTGCTTTGTAACCAAGTGCTTTTTGCTCAAGGATTTGAGCGGATGTAAGTAGGTTGTTGTACCGTTTTTGGAGGCCAATACTTTGGTCGATAGCCTCTGCAGTTTTGGTAGGTGTCGGCGCGGACATTGCGGCGGCTTTTGCTGCAGCGGCTATAGCAGCTGGAGATCCTGGTACAGCAGGTAATCCGCCGGGGCGGCGGCCTGTTATGGACTCTGCGGCACCAGCAACCATTGAAGTTGGTCGCATGAGCGCTTCCTCAGCGCGATTAGCGCGTTCATAGGCAATACGCTGGTTGCGCAGCTCAGTAGTAAGACGTTTAGCAAGGTCTAGCTCATTGCGTTGTAGCGCTTCGCTGGCCTGCGCTAGTCGGTTTTGCAGATCCTCCTGCTGAGTCTCTTTTAATTTTGCCTGAACGATTTGTTGCCCCGTAACAAGCTGTTTGTATTCGAGGTCAGCAATTTTCTGAGCGTAAGCCGCTTTTTTCTGGAAAGCTGCGACTGTATCTATGCGGGTAGCAGGGCCTGCTGCAGGAGTTACAGCAGTTTTTTGTCCGGCTAATCGTGAACCGCTAATTCTCTCATCTACTCCGGCAACAGCTTCTTCTAGCGCCCTAAATTCATTACTGCCAATCTCAACAAGATCCAAGACTCGCAGCAGTTCAGAGCGGTATGTGTTTAGTGCTGCTGTAGATTTCGGCAATTTTGCGCCTAAAGCAATAAGTTCTGGGACCCCTTTAAAGGACTCATTAAACGACATTTTGCCCATGCCGTACAAGTCTTGCAAAACTTTTAGTCGTGACAGTTGAGCAAGACGCAATTTTTGCTCGGCTTTTTCTTGTGCTTGAGTGGCATTTGTGTATGTAGCGCCTCCTATTTTTGCGTTAGCTGCTACATTATTTAACGCTTTAGCCATTTGATTTAGGCCGGCTTCTGTATTGGCCAACTGCCGCTCACCGTTTGCAAGCCCGCGTGCGAAGTCGTTGGCCGATTTAGCTAGTTGCTTAAAAGTATCAGAAGCTCGCCTATCGTCGATAGCTATTGGTAGCTTCGACAATGCTTTTAAGGTATTACGCAGCGTTTCTGTCTTTTCAAGTAGCTGCTCGACTTGGCGACTGCCTTGAACGCCGATGTCGATGACAGCGTTATAGGTAGCCACAGATCGTTAATTGCGTGCTGAACCAGTCTACGCAACAAAAAAGCCGCCGGGTTAGCGGCGGCGTTTGGCCTTTTCCAGTTCCTTCTGTTGGTCCTCGTTCAGAATCTGGAAGTAGGCGCTCCAGCCGAGTAATTCCTCGGCGGTCATTGTCGTCCGAACTTCGGTGAGGGTAAGGCCCAGTTCCTTGGCGACGCCAAACTGGAGCATCAGCCAGTTGTCCTTGCGGAGTTCGGCGCTCAGGATTTTGGGTCGATGGGTTCAGCGTCGTCGGTCAGGATCGCCAGCATCAAAGCCTGCAGGTCTTTGTCCTTCACTTCGTTTTTCAGGACGTCTACTTCGCCGGCGTTGAAAAGTTTGGCACCAGACTCGTCGAGCGCCTTAGCAATCAGCAGTTGTAGGGCAAAGGCGTTGGCATCGTCGGATTTGGCCTGTTTTTGGGCGCGTTCGCGTTCCGCCATCGTCAGCGGTGCCACCCACATTTCAAAAGTGCTGCCGTCTGACAGCTCCACTACCTTTTTGATTGGCTCTAGGTTTGCCGCTTTACGCAGACGATCAATGGCGCGGACTGGGATTGAGGCAGGCATAAAATCCTGTTTGTTTGGATCTACTGTAGCGGACTAGATACAAAAAACCCCGGCTGGGGGCCGGGGCTTGCTGAACTGACTGCGACAGCAGACTATCAGGCAGAAGTGCTGAAGTCGAAGTTGGGGATGCCGGAGGGGCGGAAGTTCACCGTCACAGATTGGGCATCGTCCGGGTTGACGTTCAGGCTGGCCGAGGTCAGGATCGCGTCGAAGCTGATCGAGCGGCTAAGGCTATCGCTAACAGTGCCACCGCTGCTAACGCGGTCGATGTACAACTTGAAGGCCGCACCATTCTGCTGGCGCTGCAGCACGTCCTCGATCAGACGGTTCGACATCGAAGCGTCCTCGTTGGTCATGTACACCGTTGCGGTGCCGGTGCCATCGCCGAAACCGCTGATGTAGCTGCGGAAAGGCACGTACTGACCAGGAGTTTGACCAATGGTCGTAACGTCGATTTCGGCGCGTGTGATCTCAAAGCTCCAGTCGCGGCATTGGCCGACGACGGCATACTCGGCGTAGGCAACCTGGAACTGGTTCGGAGAAACAGCAGTGCCGTCGTCAGTAATAGTGATTGTGGAGCCGCCTGCGGTAGCGGACACTTGCAGCACGCCGGTAGCAGCGGTGTAGCTGATCACGTAGTACGTGGTGGCGGCAGTGATGCCAGCAGGAAGGGTGCCGCTACCGGCGCCGCCTGTGTTGGCGTTGACGACACTGAACACCACAGGGTCGCCGACCTTGAAGTTCAGGTAAGGGGCTACGGTGATTTCGTCGTCAGCGACGGAAACGCCGCTTTCGCCGAAGGTGCCGGTGGTGCCGGCGGGCTTGTAGTAGAGGGCGCCGGACGTGCCGGACAGAACGGTGGTGGCCATAGGGCGTACCAAATGAACGTTGTGGGGGCGGGCACTGCCCGGCTTAATACAGGTTAGCGCCTGTAACTAAGCATTACCTAAGACAGAACAGTGGCCTGGAAACTTGTTTCAACCCTACCTACAAAAAATGGCATAAATGCCCGCCTGGACTCTTGGTCCCGACCGCCTAAACCAAAATCCGGTCCTGTAATAGTTCCAGTTCGACCGTAAACACCACTAGACGGTTTAGGTGTTGCGTTAATTGTCTCTAGGGCACTTACCGCGAGACTAAGTAGCTGTTGGTTTCGCCCTGGTCCTTTGCCCTTGGGACTAAACGCTCGAATGACGATAGCTCCACGGGCATAATCGACGCTGTTTACTAAAGTCGGCTCGTTAGTTACACCAAACTGGATGTTTACCGTGATGTACTCGTCTACAGAATCGCTTCTGTCATTTAGTACATTGTCAAAGTAGACCGGGATAGCCGGTGTCTGGCTACCAAAAGTCGCAAGTAGCGGCGATTCAAAAACAGCGCGGATAGCTTGGTAGTTCATTTACCGAATCCTCGGGCCTTACCGAAGCCGCGTCGTACACCTAGAGCTAAATCACGACTCAAAGCTCCGCCAACATTGTACGTGGGCCACCAGTCAACAGGAGCAGTGCTGGTATTAGGTCCCCTACCAGTTAAATCGCCCCGAGTAGCTCCATCTCGCCGGTAACCGCGTTTCTGTGTCTTTACCGGATCCTGTTCATCAAAATCTTCGTAGATATACGGAACAAGATCCATTGCCTCGGCGGCATGAGGTGCTCCGTTTACAATCTCAAACCAGACACCAGAAGATTTAAACCGTGACTTAGGTACGTTACGTAAGTCATATCTATATAACCCGTCACTGGAACGAGGACCTCCGGGTTCTTGACCCTTTTCTACTGCGTACCAAGCGGAGGAAAATTCTCCGGTATATCCAGGACCAGCTTCCACCAGGCCGTTCATAATTGTTACGCAGGCTTCGCGTGCTGCATTTACAGTTGCGTCCTGTATGTCTTTGACTAAAAACTTAATGTCGCGTGCCATTACTGCGGCCTCACAATCAAGGTGTGGAGAACAGGATTATCGCCTCGGTAAGTTTGTATATCAATAATTCGGCCGACTTTTGTGGTTCCTGTTTCTGTGTACTGGATACGGTCGCGTACAGACGGATAATACGTGCCAAGCTCTGCTGTGCCGATAATCAATTTGATGTCTGTAGTTTGGTAAAAACCCTCAAACTCTTTTGGCTCGATTTTTCCGATGTAAGCGCGTACCGTGAGGCTTGTTTCGGTACTGGTGATAGCGCCGGTATTCGGGTCGTAAGTCTCGGTTGCACCAGCTTTGATGTAAGTAATGTTGGTGCCCCAGTCCGCCAAAAGCTGGGTAGGTAAATTGCCGAAAGTGGTGTCGATGAGGCCCATATCAACCTCGGAATAGGCGGACGGCGTAGTTGGTTGCACCGCCCATGCAATAAGGACCTAAATACGATTGGAGCCAGGGGTAAACATCGAACACGTTGTTGATGACGCCCGGCGTCATTGAGCTGTCCTTGTATCGGACCTGCAAATCGCCAAGCTTTACTTCGTCATACAGGCCTGTCGTGCCTGTGCTGCCTGTGATGGCGTCCGTGTCGTTCGCCAGTGCCCGTGCCAGTTCGTAGGTGGCAATTTCGACGCCTACTGGGATTAGTGTGCAAGCCAGCTCGATCCCGTCAACCTTGTAGTCTTCGCGGGGCCATTTCAGCGCTTGCGTTTCGCTGCAGCGCTTGCCGTAGAAGCTAAGTGCGTCGATCCAGCGCGTGGCGCTGATAATCGCCCGGTTTTTCTGGTCGTCCGTCTTATCGTCCCAGTTTGCGGAGTCCGGCGTCGTCTCGAAATAGGCGTCGGCATCTGCCAGCGTCACATACGAGTTGGCCGAAGCCCCACCGATAGTGGCGTCAATGACAGCGGCCACGGCTTAGTACATCCTTTGTTTGAGTCTAGCGCCAGTGCGGGATTCCCTCTGTTTGGGTGGTTCGC